TTTCTGCAATTACTGGATGGTTTGGATCAAAACTATATGATTTTATTTTGCTAGGCCGTTTAGGTTTTTCAAAATAAGCTCCACCATGCGAAGTATATTTCGCCATGTCAGATTTATATTTATCAATTATATCGTATATATGTTCTACTTTTTTTACATTAAAACCTTTAAGAGCAAGATATTTTTTTATATACTCGATAAATCTTTCGTCGATATCTTTCTTTTTAAGCCAAAAATACAATAGATTTTTACTTTTTACATATCTCCAAGCAATTGAATGTTTGTCACGCAAATATGGATATTTTTCAAACAATTGATAATGTGCTTCAATCTGATCAGATGATACGATTTTATTATTTTCAGTATCAATTAACCCAACAATTATTTTTCCTGGTTCCCAAACATTTTCAGGTATTAAATTTTTTAATTTAATCATATTTTTTCACACATTAAAATTTTTGTGGTAATCTATACATACTCATATCGTCAAACAAAGGATTTCCTTCGTTTTCAATAAATCCGAATTTTTTATAAAATTCAATTAATTTTTCACTAGAAGTGTTTTCGGATACAGGTATAAGTGATATAGCCATATTATAAATATCAGCAAACTTAATCAACTCATTCATTATCTTTGTTCCATACCCCTGACCTTTATACTCTTTTTTAATATATAAATCGCTTAAAAAAATACCATTGATAGAATCATCATAATAAAACATCAAATCTTCAAGATATTTGTTATACTTCAACTGTAAGGCTCGTTCCAATATTGATACTTTACGTATCTTTTCATCCACGGAAATTTCTTCAAATAATAACGACGTGAGTTTGATCATGGTCTTAAATCAGTATAAATGATAACATTACCAATACCGACCTTTTCCCTTATTTCCAAGAGACTTAATTCTGTGACTTCGGCAACTCCAATATCCCGCCGTAGTTCTATCTTTTTTCTGTGAACATTTATGTCTTGCTGCAAAACTTTTTCTTCTAGCTGCACTTCGACCTCTAACCCTTAAATTTGGATCGCCAAATGTTACTTTTTTAATATTTCCATTTTTACCTTTGACATACACAGCATATTTTTTAGGACCACCAGGAGTTCTAAAAGGACGATTTAATTTAACAGTTTTACCTCTATGTTTGGCCTCCATTAAGACATCTTCTTCTTCCTCAATAGGAGCATCTAAATAAATTTCTCGACCTTCATAAATAGATTTTTTTCCTAAATCACTTTCAACCAGCTCAGCATCATCGTCGTTTAATTCTATTTTATTTTCAAAATATAATTTTCTGACTTCTTCGATCAATTCAAAATATTTTTCACTATAAGTTCTAAAAATATTTTCACTTAAAGATATTTTATTATCCAAATGATACTTTAATTCAACCGACACATCCACTTCACTTATAAGTTTCATGGATTCGTGAAACATCATGTCATGTAAAATTTCTAAAAGTTTCATAAAATTATTTTATATCAACAAAATACACGCCATTAACCACTTTAATTTTAATATTTAAAGATTGTTTTGTTAAATTAGATATTACAAAGTTAGATTTATCTTCTGTAACATCATTATCAACGGTTAACGAAGAATTAACACTATTAGAACTTAAATTTACAGAAACTCCATCGTCTAAATTTTCTATTAACTTACTTAGTTTAGTCATATAAATAAATAGTTACATAAATATAAAATATTGATTCTTTTATCCATAAAGAATACAATGAAGTTCATGATTGTTGAAGAAAATGTGGATTTACTTAAAGTCTCCAATGTAGAAGCAATAGGACATTGCGCTAATTGTTTTTGTACCATGGGGTCAGGAATAGCAAATCAAATCAAAAAGGTGTTTCCAGAAGCTTATACGGCGGATCTAAAAACTGTATCTGGAGATATAAATAAATTCGGTACATTTTCGGTCGGAGTGGTGAATTCCAATAATACTTCTATAAAATATGTCTATAACCTATATGGACAATACCGATACGGAAGAGATTCTAGAAAATTAAACTATGAAAAAATATACACAGCTCTTGAATCAATGGAAAAGTCATGTAAAAACAATAATGTAACCTTCGTAGGATTTCCAAAAAATATGGGATGTATGTTAGCAGGAGGTCATTGGCCTATAGTATATAAAATGATTGAACATATTTTTTCCGACCCAATTTATACTGTAAAAATTTGTAATTATGCCTAAAATTTTAGAAACAAAATCAATCTATTATAACGATTGTAACTTAATTGCACAACCGGTGCATGAAGATATAAAAACTTGATTATTTGCGTGGTATAATGTAGAATATACCCTATATGGCTAAAATATTAGATACCAAAGGATTGACTTATAACAACATTGTAGTAATTCCAAAACTCGGAATTGTGAATACACGAGATGATGTTGATGTTTCCCAAGAATTTTTGGGTAAACAATATAAATTGCCAATTATACCGGCAAATATGAAATGTGTGATTGACTTCAAATTAGCCGAATGGTTGGCGAATAATGGATATTTTTACATTCTTCACAGATTCTATTCATATGATGATGTTTTTAATTGGATTAAAGACAATCAAAATTTACCATTAATTAGCATTAGCATTGGTGTTAAACAACGAGATATGGATTTCATAGATAAAATTTTCCACGCTGGATTAAGAGTTGATGTAGTTACTATTGATATTAGTCACGGATATAGCATATTGATGAAAGAAATGATTACCGAGGTTAAATCACAATTAAATTGTAAAGTTATCGCAGGTAATATATGGGGTGATAAAGATTCTGTAGAATCCCTTCAATCTTGGGGTGCAGATGCTTTAAAAGTAGGATTATCATATGGAAAAGCGTGTATTACTTATAATAAAACCAGAATAGCATCTCCAATGTTTAGTTGCGGGTTAGAAGCATCCAAATGGGCAAAGATTCCATTAATAGGAGATGGCTCTATTAGAGAAAATGGTGATATATCATTAGGTTTAATTGCCGGATATTCTATGATTATGGCGGGGTCAATATTTAGTGCGTGTAAAGATAGCCCAGCGGAATATGATGAAACTAGAAATATAAAGTTTTACTATGGGTCAGCATCATTTCACAACAAAGGATATAATAAAAACATCGAAGGAAGATTGGTGGAAATGCCCTGTAACAATATGACATTTTCAGAAAAATTGGAAGAAATTAGACAAGATTTGACTTCAACTTGTTCATTTTTGGGTGGTAATAATCTACAATGTCTTGATTGTGCCGAATGTCAAATAGTTGAATAATTTATTAAATTAATTGAAATAAAAGAAAACAGTTTACCGCCAGGAGATAGAAAATGATATGAGAGATATTAAATTTAGAGTTTGGAGTCTCAAAGATAAAAAGATGTTTTCCTTTGATGAGGCATCTATGACTGGCGTGAATATAGAATCCTATCAAATTCCCTTATTATCCGCTGCATTTGCAGATAAAACCAGCAATTACTTTATTCCCTTACAATTCACAGGAATTAAAGATAAAAACGGCAACGAAATCTATGAAGGTGATATAATTAGAGGACTATTTGATTACGGTCCCGCTGGATTTATTAAAAATGAATGCCCTGTAACGTGGAACGATACACTTGGCTATCAATGGGAATATTGGGATTTGACCTCTTTAGAAGTAATGGGAAATATATACGAAACCAACTGTAGTAGTTAACTTACATAGTAAAATTTACCACATACGAATTATGTGGAGACGATTCTATTCCATTCGTATTTCAAGTGTCCACAATCCCAGATTCTATCGTATCCAATCGACTTCATAATTTCCCACTCAGATAGGGATTTATCGTGACCTAATTTTACAAGTTTATGTTTCGGAAAATTATACCGATGAAGTCTAATATCATGGTTTTTCATGTAAAAATAGTTTGGTTTAGATGTTGATATATACTTAAATCCATTCTTGTCATATACATTAGAAGACTTAATAGAAAAACGACAGTCTGCATATGTCACCAATTTTTCTGGATTCATAGTTTTGATGAAATGTGACAACAGCTTACTAAATGAACCTCTACATGACGTGTTTAATTTATTGCAAAATCTCATCAATTCATATTGATTCTTTGATGACTTACTTCCTAACACAGTTCTTAGAGGGCCGAAAGTCATCAGAGATATTAACTCTTTTTTAAAATATAATCCTAAATAAATGCTTGATTTATCCGGTCCTTGTAAATGGTTGTCTCTAAGAAAAACAGTTTTTTCTTCGGATGTAGGCACGCCAATAACCATATCTCTCGCATTAAAAGTCTCTTCAATTTTTGAGATTCTAGATAAAATCATACTCTTAATTATATCTTTTTTATTTTTCCATTCATCTTCAAATATATGCAAGAGCCTTATACCCAAATTCTCAGCTTTAAGTGTCTTTGCAAGATGATAATGCTTGTCTCGACCACCATGAACATCTGAATGAAAATACAATCCGTTTAATTCTATAGCCAACTTTATGTCTGGCAAATAAATGTCTACTTCAAATGGATGAATGATTTGTTTGGTGTTTGTGATAATTTTACCAGAATAAAACGAAGAAATAAATTCAAAAATCTCTCTCTCAGACTTTGACTGAGGCGGCATTTCTATCTTAGAAAGATTTTCAGAAAATTCCCCATGAGTAAATTCACTTATTATCGTTCCATACTTATTCTTGTATTCAGATTGAGTCATTCCGTGCAACTTTAAATGTGAGTTGCTTAAAATTTTTAGAGATTCATTACAGATTTTACATACAACTCGATTTTTAGGATTCAAATTTATATGCGAATATCTATCTATGTTAGATTTTACAGTCGTCCATAAATGTGAATATTTTTCCCCATGAAGTTCTATGAATTCTCCTGTAGACATTTTATGTTTTTTACAGATATGATTTGTAAATGCTCCTGATTTGTTATCTACATCGTATGTCCACCAATCACATAGACAACACATCAATTTTTTTCGGGTATCTTCTTTGATAACAAACGAAGTTTCAAAATCATTATCTATCAACTCAACGGAGTGTTTCTTCAAATGTTCAGATACTCCTCCAGACAAATTTTTTATATCTTTTGTTTCCCAACCACAGTATTTACAAACCATAATCTTAGTTGGATCATTCGGAATTCTTTTAGATCTAGAACGATTGTATTCAGAATCAGAAAATTTACAACTGTTACTACAATAAGTTCTATGATTCAGTATTTCTTTTTTACATATTTTACAGTTTTTCATTTTACGCCATCTCTGGGAATAATTATGTATCTGTTACATAAAATAGTAAATTTATTTTGTTCTTGGACATAAAAACCCCGACGGGATTGGACCGTCGGGGTTTTCTTAACTAATCCCTAAAGATTAGACGTAGTTGAGGTCGGAGATTACGATTCTGCCGTAAAATTCCGGGCGAACAACTTTCTTCGCGTATCTTGTCATTACCCCACGGCGTGGCGTGAAGTTGACTGGATCATACACGAGAGGTGTCTGAACGAGAGGAATATATGGTGAGTAAACTGCACCAGTTTCGAGGAAGTTCGAACCACGGAATCCAACCAAGATTTGATTTTCAACCATGTATGGGTTCTTGTAAACTTGGAAGCGACTTGCGAAGCTACCAACTTTACTTACACCCATTGCGAACTTGGCGCTATCACCATCAGTTGAAGCAACGTATCCAGGAATTGATTCGAGGATGGTTGCGACATCTGGTGAGCAAACCAAGAAGTTAGCTCCACCACGGAGAGTCAACTGATGAATCTTGTTAGAAACACGTTGAATCTTGTTTCCGAGGGTTTGGAACCAAGTGCTCTTGACATAGGCCGTTCTGTTTGGAGAACTATCTTCGACATAAGTGAACGAAGCGTTACCGTTGCTATCCAAAGACTTGGCGAACTCGGCACCAATCTTAGCACTCCAAGCTTCGGTTGTCACACCTGGAGCAGAAACCAACAGCATGTCGAGGATTTCGAGATCGATTTCCATTGAAACATATTCACTCAAAAGAGCAGTCAGTTCAGCTTCAGCATCAATGCTGTGGTAAGCATTCAAGTCTTGAGCAAATTCTGGCGTCCAGACAGCCTTCAACTTACGGGTTTTAGCGACGATTGGTTCGCTCTTGAGTTCGAGATTAACTTCAGGAATTCCAACAGCGGAGGTTGTGTCTCCGGTGCTGTTTTTATCTTCGAAGTCACCACGAGTAGAATCGGTTGGCTGTAAACTACCAGTGACTGCATCGACTGAAGCTATAGAGCCGGTTACGATTGCCGTGATAACATAATACGGAGTAGCAGCTGATCCGGTGTTATATACGGTGGTGAATTTGCTTTGCACATTTGCGCTGGTTCCGCCACTGCTGAATTGGAAGCTACGAACGGCATTCAAATCCCAATTGCCGGCGTTTGATCCAAGATTCCAAGTAATCTTTTTATAAAGAGCTTGGGTAGCACTAGCACTGTAATCCGAGTCAAAATTGAAAGAACTCCAGTCTACAGAACTTGTGGCCGCAGAAATCGCGGACGCGCTTTCATTGAGGGTGTATCCGAAACGACCAGCACCATACAAACCGTTTACCGCGCTATCAGTAGAACCAAGTTTCTTTAAGGTTCCACCAAACAAACTGGTTCCGCTTGTATATCCTGGTTGATTGGTTCCATATTTGAAATCCAAGTAGAAAATGAGTCCGCTTGGAAGATTCATTGGTTGAACGCTGACGAATTCCTTCGCAGCAATTTCAGCGAACACACGACGAACGAGTGGGAGAGCTACGCCTGCCCATTGTTCGCTGTTTGCGCTTGTTCCGGTTGAGGTGGCTTCTTTGATCAACTGTTGTGCTTGGTTTTCAAGCAAAACTGACATTTGAGCCTTTTCAACTCCGCCCAAACCTTCAAGCAAGCCGGTTTTTTCCCACTTGCCTTGCAATCCACGAGTTTCCTCTAAGAGACGACTCATAGGATTCGTATTGTTAGTTAACAATTCTTTAATATCATTCATATTTTTATCTATTTTTTATCTATTTTTTACGCAAATATTTTTACTTCTTAATTCCAGCGAGTTTTTGGAATCTCGAAACCTGTCCGTTAACCGATTCCGCAATCACAGATTTCTCTGTTGCGGGTTTGGTTGTTCCAGTTGTATTTGATGCGAAGCCTTCAGCAATCGTGGACTTCTTAGGAGAAGTCTTAACTTTGCTAAGATTAAATGCTTCAGACAAATTATTGTAGGTCAATTTAACTTCACGGACGGACTTGGTTAAATCAAACGCTTCAATAATCTTCATTTTTTGGTTGTTGTCTAATGCATGTGCTTTAAATAATTTATTAGTATAAAGCAATTTCGCATTTAACAAATTCACTTCATTCAATTGAGTCTTCAAAAACTCGACGGTTTTCATAGCTTCACTCAATTGAGATTTAACTTCTTCAACAGATTCATCTTCAACAGATTCTTCTTCAACAGATTCTTCTTCAAGAGAGGCCAAAAGTTCATTTAAATCAATCTCTTCTTCCTTCTCTTCCTTCTCTTC